AACATCCAACTGTCTACCACATCACCTTCCCCACCGAAGCAGGCACGGTCTACGGCGGGACGCTGGATGTGGTGAACAGGAAGCTGATTGTCAACAAAGCCATTATCTATTTGGCTGATTACACTTGGAGCCGAGGCAATTCAGGCAGCAGAATGAGATATACAAGCGCAATATCTCAGCTCGTTGGGCCTAAGTATTATGGGAGTATTTGTAACACTTTTACTCTTGGCACAAACACTGGGGATACCACTGGAAACAACACGTATTGGTGGACACATGAAGGCTTTTTTCGCGTTTTTAGTGAAGATTTTGCAACGCTCAGCGATTTTACGAATTTCCTTTCGCAGAATAACGTGCACGTAGTGTACAATTTAGCAGATCCAATAGAAATCCCACTCACCGACATCCCCAAAATTACCACCATCCGCGGCACAAACAACATCTGGGCTGACTGCGAAGATGTGACCGTCACCTACGGCGCATATCTGGAAACCGTAAAGAAACATGCCGAAGTGGTAGGCGACAGCATCCTCAGCGCGATTGCCCCGCTGGAAACCACGTACACCGCGAGCCGAGCCTACGCCGTGGGCGCGTTCCTCTTTGTTGGGACACGATTTTACAAGGTCACCGCAGCCATCGCCGAGGGCGGCACAATCACACCGGGCACCAATGCAGTACAGACCACCGTTGCCGAGCAGCTCATGGCGCTCGCGGCGGGATAATGAGAAAGGAGTAACATCATGAAACTCGCAATCATCACATGCATCAACGGCAATTTCAAGGTCGAGGCCGAGGGCTTCACCTCGGAGCAGGCCGCGCTGGTGGCCTTCCACGGCATGGCTCAGACACTCTGGAACGCGCCCGACGTGCTCACGGGCGAGGTCGCCATTGTGGATGAGCAGCTTGACATCTACAAGGGGTATAAAGAGTTCATCCGCCACACTGCCCAGCAGCCCGCGCCGGAACCAGAGCCGGAACCTGTGGAGGACGAATGATGGACGATGACGAAAAGACCGAGTCTTGACGGAGGATTAACATGACGTACTCGTGGGAATGGTTGAGCGATCTTGCGATTATCCCGGCGTGGGAATGCGTTCTTGCCGGTGTGCTTATCGGCATGGTTCTCACCCTGGTGATTATCGCAGGAGGGTACAAAAAATGACCAACAAACAAATCTATGACCGGCTGCGAGCTGCCGGAATGACGGCCGAGGGCGCCTGCGGCATGCTCGGGAACATGGCCGCCGAAAGCGGCATGCGCCCCGATAATGCCCAGGACAGCTACGGCATCCCCGACGAGGTCTACGTCGCGCAGGTTGACGCCGGCACGCGGGATTTTATCGACTCAGTCGGCTTCGGCCTGTGTCAGTGGACGCTGGATCCGCGCAAGGCGAATCTCCTGGAGTTCGCCCATTCCCTCGAGACGTCGATCGCGGACGCGGAAATGCAGGTGATGTTTGTGATCCGCGAGCTGCGCGACGAGCCGGAGTATGCGGAAGTCCGCAAAACGCTCTACACATCGCACGACCTGCGCGCCTGCACGAAAATCGTCATGGACATCTACGAGAACCCGGCCGTCAAAAATCTCGGTCCGCGCCTCGATTATGCGCAGATGGCCTTCGACGATTTCGGGAAATCGCGTCCGCCGTCCGGATCCGCGGTGCCTGCCGACTTCCTGCCTCTGCTGGCCGAGTATCTGCAGACGGCAGAGTTCCAGGAGGGCTTTGCACGGTATTTAGAGAGGGGTGAGTCCCATGGATAACTGGATCCGCCTGCTGACAGCCGTGGCGCCGGTGCTGGTGGCTGTCGTGACAATTATCCCGACCATCATCAGCAACCGTAAGAAAACACAGAATATCATCGAAAAGACCAATGCAGAACTTATGCGCCAGATTGCATCGGCAAAAAAGGAAGCAACCAACGTAAAAGAATGCTTTGAAAGCCATGTCGAAGAGTTTGAAGAAGCGAAGGCGAAATCCGCAAGATACCGAATCCTCCGCTTTTACGACGAGCTATGCGAAAGAAAACGGCACAGTGAGTCTCATTTTGAAGACATTCTCGACGACATAGACTACTACGAGCATTACTGCGACGCGCATCCCGAGTTCCACAACAATCGCGGTCATGCCGCGATGGAGTATGTCAAGGATACGTACAAGACCGTCAAAGTCAAGGGCGGGTTCCTGACACATGAAAAAGGAGAATAACATGAAACTCAAAGACTCTGTGTATGACATTTTGAAGTGGATCACCATGATCGTGATCCCCGCGCTGGCCACCGCCTACGTCGGCCTCGCTGCCGTCTGGGGCTGGCCGTATGCGGACGAGGTGGCCAAAACTGCGGCCGTGATCTGCACGTTGCTGGGTGCCCTCCTGGGCATCAGCACGGCCCAGTACAACAAAGACGAGGGCACGGGAAAGCACGAAATCGAGTGACAAGGGGTAATTCAAGGGGTAATCTTTTTCCTGCTGTACCCCTAGCAGGAAATGTGAAAAGCCTGTATCCGTTGAGGATACAGGCTTTTTGCGTGGAGCTGGTAATGTGACTCGAACACACGACCTGCTGATTACGAAATAACGCCGGGCGGGAAGGCCGGAGGCGTTGGAAGATCTCGATTTCCACGAAGTGACTGCGGCGCAATGGTTTTAGGTTTTGCGAACGACAGCGAAGAGCCGCAAACGGCGGCGAAAAATCCACGCTTTGGAAGGGGTACGCCGGGCTTAAGGGGTAATCAGAGGGTAATTATCCCCCGCCGAAGATGCGGTCGACGTCGCCGATCAGATCCTCCGGGGCGTGCCCCATGAGGTCGGTGTAGATCTGCAGCGTGACCTTCGGGTCTGCGTGGCCGGCGAGGTACTGCACGCGCTTGAGGTCCACGCCGCCGAGGATCAGGCGCGTGATGTAGGTGTGGCGAAGGATGTGCGGCGTGGGGTAAAAGTCCAGCGTGACGCTGTAACGGTGGTTCCGGACCTTCTCCCCCAGGGCGCGGCCGGAGGCCGTGCTGCGGTGATAGATCGCCTCCCAGCGGCGGCGGAAGGTCGTCAGGCTAAGCGGCTTGCCGCTGTCGGTACCATAGACGCAGCATTTGCGGAGGGCCAGAAGATCCTTCGCTTCGCTCAGAGCGTCCGGCTTGTCCTTGTGAAGGGCGGCGAGCCGGGCAGCCTTGAGATCGCGGAGATATTGCACGAGCGGCTTGGGGATTGGGATCACACGGGCGGCGGCGTCGGTTTTGAGCACGTCGGAGATCTCCCCCGCCGTATTCTTCGGCCAGCGGCACGCCCGGCGCACGGTGATGTGAGGGGCGGGGCCGTCCAGCTCCACCGAGTCCCAGAGCAAGCCGCAGATCTCCTCCCGGCGCATGCCGGTGTAGAGGCCCAGCATGACGCAGGGCTCCACCGTCAGATCGCGCACGGCTTCCAGGAGCTCGTCGGCCTGCTGCTCGGTGAGGGCCTTTTTCGGCGCGGCTGCCTTCCCCTCGGCCCGGAGCCGACGGGTTGGCAGCTTCTCGATCATGTCGGCTTCAAGGGCGGCGTCGAAGATCTGACGCATGACCTGCACGGTCTTGCTCTGGGCGCTGCGGCTGAGGTGGGCGCGCGTGGCCATGACGGCAGCCACGTCGTCGGAATTGATATCCCGCAGACGCTTGCCGCCGATGACGGGGCAGATCACGTCGTTGATCTCGTGCTTTACCATTTTCCGCATGCCGGGGCTGAGGTGAGGCTCGCGCCGGGAGTACCAGCCCGCGGCGTATTCGTAGAAGAAAATCTGATCCGGCGGGACGCTGCCAGAGGCGAGCTGGTTCAGGCGGAGCGTGACCTTTTCGGCAAGCTCCGCCTGCGTTTTCCCGTAGACATCCTCGTACTTTCCCTCGGGCGTTTTGATACGCTTGCGGTAATACTGCCCGCCGGGGCCGTACTTCTTCGCGGCTTTACGGGCGCTCATGGTTTGCACCTGCCGCACGGGGAATACCCCCAGGAAATAATATCAGGCCGTGTTGCTGTCACGTCCTTCCGGTTTTTCTCGGACATGTCGCTCACAGATGAACAGCCGGGCTTATGAAATTTCATGGTATTTGTATTGAGGACGTAGACGGCTGCATCCAGCCCCACACTTTCCGGCGTAGGTTCTGCGACTGGTTCGGGTGTGGTAATCAGAGCCAGCGCGACAGCCGGAACAAATCCAGCGTCTAAAGGATCTCCAGCAGATTCCGAAGAGCCCCTCTCCGGGATCGGTGCTGCAGCCATCTCCGGTGTTGTCGTGGGTGCAGCAGTCACTACTGCAACTGTGTGCTTTTTTGCCGTTGTATGTGTTATTGCATGGGTGCCGACGTTGTTTGAAAAGACCATCAGACCGATAATACTGAGAATCGCAATCGCAATAATCGCGACGATACCGATCGTGCCGTCGCTTTTCTTTTCTACCGGGACTGTGCAAAGCTCTGAGCTTTTCCCGGGTGCTCCCCCGTTTCTGGTGCCGGATGCATTATGGCGACCGCTGCTTTCCTTGACATAGCCGATACCCGTCCCCGGCAGCGAAGCCGTCGTGCGCACACGTCCGGATGCTGTCTTTGTGACGCGGAACCCTTTGACGCCAACACTGTATGAAAGGCCCGATTTGCTCAACGTGACGCGAACCGGGCCGATCTTTTTTGATTTTCGAAAACGAAATCCCATGTCATTCCCCTTCCTGCTTTTCTTTCCGTTCCTCCTGGAGCGCGTCCATGTACCCCGCCGTGATTATGCCGGCGGGCAGCGCGATGATTGCAATGCCGAAGACAGCGGAAAGCATGGTAAAGGCTCTGCCCCCCGAAGAGACGGGGTAAATGTCGCCGTATCCCATCGTGGTCAAGGATACCGTCGCCCAATAGACGGCCTCAAAGAAATTGTCAAAAGAGTCCGGCTCTATGTTGAGTATCACCAAAGCCGAGACCAGGACATAGACGGCAGCAAGCGTACACACCGCACCGAGGGCGTCCTTTGACCGCTGGAAGACGCCCAGGATGATGCGGACACTTTTGGAGTACCGCGCGGCCTTGAAGACCCGCAGCACGCGCAGCGCACGGAACATGCGCAGCAGGCGCAGAACCTTAAAGCTCCGGTTTATAAACGTGAACGACGGAAGGATCGAGAAAAGATCCACGAGCGCCATGAATGTAAAGGGATACCGCACGAAGGCCGTCGGACCGCCTCCAAGCTTGAAGTCCGCCGTGATCCAGCGCAGCAAGTAATCGACCACAAAGACGGCGGCGCAGGCTTTGTCCAGAACAGCGAGCACAGGAGTCTCCGATTTGAAAGCCAAAGGGACGAGGCTCACGACAATGAGAACCATCATTGCGCTGTCATAGATCGCGCTGGGCCTGTCTCCCTCCCCTGCTGTCTCGATGATCTCAAAAAGACGCTTGCGCATATTCCCTCCGTGCCCACTGTGGGCACATTTTTATTTGAAACACTTTTTCGTTGTAGGCCATTTCCGGCCGCTTGCCCTTGCTCATACGGTATCGCTGCCGACGCGGCTTTGCGAGGCATTACTTGAAACCGAGATTATTCCCGGCATAGGGCGTGAAGACACAGTCGCCGTTTTTCACCGAAACGTACTGGTCTTCGCGGAGCTCGACTGTCCAAAAGGCACATGCGCTGGACGGCGCGAACCCAGAATAATTGTCGCCGCAAATTGGTTTTGACTCCCCGTGATAATCGACGTCTGTGCCGTTTTCGTCTACCTGAGAGCCAATTTTTACAACGGTGTAGCCACCAACAGGAGCTTTGACCGTCCACTTCCCTGCCGGAATATCGGACCCGACTTTATAAAGCCCCTGGGGCACGGTGACCTCCTGCCAGTCGGCGGAGTTCCAGATGGCAAGGTTGATCTGATCCTTGAGGGCGACGAGCTCATCAAAGGACATACCGGAGAGATCCACGTCGGCAAAGGCCGAGGGTGCGATGGTGATGAGCAGAACAAACGCGAGGATGATGCAAAACGTGCGTTTCATGGCTGTTTCTCCTATGTTTTTTATTTGAGCATATCCAGAAAGACACTTTCCGGAATGATCTGCAAGTCAGCGCCTTCGAGAATTAGCTTTTCCGCCTTCTTTTGTTTTGAGCTTTTCCCGTCTTTGATCGTTGTACAATAATCGTTATTGCCTAAAACGAGATAATTTGTTTTCTTTGTTACACTGTCCCCAACTGCGCCGCCAAGATCGACGACAAGCTGCATCGCTTCCCGTCGGGTAAAAGACTCAAGTGCGCCCGTAAAAACACAGACCTTGTTATACAGGGGGCTGTCTTCTTTGGCTTTTGACGGGTCAGTCGGCACGATATCAGAAGCCTTGAGATCGTACGATTTATACAGTTTTTTGACTTCCGCGAACCCAGGATCGGATGTCAGTTTCAAGTATGCTTCAGCGGTAAGGCTCGCGTCGTTTTCCGCACGATGAAGACCCCGCGAATCAAGGCCGAGGTTCTTCAGCAAGGTATCAAGCTTGTGGTTCGACCAATCCGGGTGCAAACGGCGGGCAATCCGCATTGTATCTATAAAATTGTTAGTAAATGGCGGAAGGCCGAGTTTTTCGCAATTGTCGTAAATAAAATTTACATCAAAATGAATGTTGTGACCAATGAGCACGTCGTCCGCAACGAACTCAAGGAAGGACGGCAAAGCCGCTGAAATAGACGGTGCGTCAGAAAGCATCTCATTGGTAATGCCCGTTAGATCCTCCACGAACTCATCAATGGGATTTACAGGTTTCACCAACTGCGTAAAAGCGGCAACTGGCTCGCCGTCCCTGTACCTCATCGCACCGAATTCTATGATCTCATCATACACGGGTGAAAGGCCTGTTGTCTCGAGGTCGATGCTAACAAAATCTCGAAGAGATTCAACTAAGCTTTCTCCCTTGTTTTCTCTTACTACTTTATTTTCTTCTGTTTTTATTTTCGGCCCATCTGCACCATACACAATTCTAAATACCAATCTCTTTCCCTCCCTCCGTATCCACTGTGGGCACGTTTTTTATTTTTGCAGATAGATTATGCCGTCGAGGATTCGATAGCGCCTGGTTTATACGGGCCGAGGGCGGTGTCGACAATGGTGCGGATCTCACGCGGGGCGGCATGGTAGGCGTCCAGGACGGCGGCATCCTCCTCCGAGATCACGGGCGACGGCGAGGAACTGCGGCAGAGCAGATAGTCCGCCGTGCAGCCGAAGATGTCGCAGAGCTGGCAGATGGTCTCTGCGTCAATGCCAAGCTGCCCGAGTTCGTATTTTGAGATAGCGGTGGGCGCGCAGTTCAGCAATTTTGCCAAATCCTTTTGAGTCATGCACCGTTTTATTCTAAGATCTTTTATACGGTTCATATCCTCACCCGCCTCTCTGTGAGAAATATACAACAATTCAGCATGCTTTTGTAGCGCTTTCCCCAAATCGGGGAATACCAGTTAATTTGCGCTTGACATTCCCCATTTTAGAGAGTATTTTGTAATTGCTCCCCAAATTGGGGATTTCCCAACAGCCCCGCCGGGCGGCACGCACGCACCCGCCCGGCGGGAGACCACGAAGGAGGCGAGAGAGGACGAAACCGAAGTTCCCCTATTATCCCCTGGTCGGGGAAGTTTACGAGGCACACAGCGTCGACGAGGCGCTGCGCAAGATCAACGAAGAAGGATTTGTTATGATCTCGGGCACAGAAAATGCCGAGACAAAAGAGTGCATCTTCTGCCTCGGCAAGCTGGATTTATCGCGCATGAAGTAAAAGACCCGCAGCGGCCGCCCCGTTCACATCGTGCGGCCCAGGCAGTACAGGATAAGCGGGCGCTTTTCGGCGTCCTGGCCGGGAGCCGTCGAGAGCAGTTCCCAGTCGCCGTCCCTGAGCAGCGCGTTTACCTGCTGCACGTCGGTCAGCTCTTTTACTTCGATGATATCACGCAAATACCCCATGCTGTTCACCTCCTTCCGGGCACAGTGTAGCACGGGCGGAGGAGCGAGACAAGACCACGAAGACAAGGAGACGCGAACAAAAATGAAGGACATGGACCTCAAGACGACGCTTTTCGTCAAGGCCTCGACGGCGCTGACCGTATACCAGGCCGCGCTGGCCACGAAGTATCCCTCCCCGGAGGCGGAGAAATGGCACGACCGCTTCTCTGCCCTGTATGAGGTGATCGTTACCTCCGGGCTCGAGGACGAGTACCAGAGATGGGTGGAGGGGTGAACTGGCATAATAAGAAACTCCCTGGAGTCGTATATGGTAAACAGTGGACAGCTTGTGCTCGTTGCGGGGCTTGGATGAGAAAAGCAAGAATGAATAGGATTTGCATTAGCAAATATCCTGAGCCGCTGCGTATCTCTGCTTATCTTTGCGACGAATGTTTGACATTGTTCAGGGACGAGTACGGCATACCAGAATAAGTATGTAGGCTTACATACTTACACATGGGCGGCTGAGGCCGCCCGATATATGCGGCGCACGGTTGGCGCTGGGCTTCTCAACCCAGTGCGCGGGTCCGACTCCTGCTCGCCGCAACCTGTTCGGCTGGGCACGACGCCGATCAAGGACGTGTCACGAGGGGCGTTGTGATATCGCAGCGCGCCCTCACCTATACGCTGCCGTAGGCTAAATGGCGAGACCGTCGGCTTATCCACCGGCACGATGCGGGTTCAAGTCCCGCCGGCAGCACCAGAGGGCAGAGAAACGCGGTCCGGGCTGCGAGTCTGACAAGTCCTCCCGGGCTGACACCACAACAGATACTGCAAGCACCGGCTCCCCACGCCTCTGCCTTTACCAGCGCAGCAGGGCATAACCTCACGCCTGCTTGAGGGAGCTGCGCTCTCCACTGTCCAAGGCACGCCAGACGAAGTGCCTCACCCGCTGCCGTTCTTCTTATCTCTCACGGCGGCGGGCGCAGCGGGATGACGTCCCGTTATATCTGGTACCAATATCGGCCGCGGGCGAAGGCAGGACGCGCCACGCGCCGGGGATCGGGCTCCCCCGGCGCACCCCTTCAACACCTCTTCATGCTGTGTTTCCTTTTCATTCCCTCCTGAATGTATTTGCTCTTTAACACGGCGCGCCCTGTCTTCGCGCACGACCGACAAACCCTCTCAGGCGCTACGCGCCAGCTCCCCCAGAGGGGGAGCCAAGAAACGGAGCTGAGACTATGACAAAAACGGATATTACCCCAACGATCGGCACGCCGGAGGCCGCGGTGCGCGCCTGCGTGGCGCTGATCGCGTCGGTGACCGGACAGCCGGAGGAACTGACCGAGCGATATCTGGATCTGTACTACCAGGTGCGGCGACAGGCGGAAGACGCCGCCGAGCGCGAGCAGATTCTGCGCTGCTGGGACGTCGGGGCGCCGGTGACCGTTGTGCCCAGCGACGGGCCGCCGAGGGCGTCGCCCCCTACGGAGAAGACCGGGCCGAGGGCGGACACCTCATCCGGCGCTGCCGCGCCACCTTCCCCTCAAGGGGAAGGCAGGGAGACGCCGGCGGCAAAGACCGGGCCGAGTGTAACCCCTTCCACCGCTGAAGCGGTCCCCCTCCCCCATGCGCGGCAAGCCGCTGGTGGAGGCAAGGGGAAGAAGGTCGACTTTGAGGAGGTGCTCGCCTCCGCGAGTGCCGGCGCAAGGATGCCGCCCGAGAAGAAAAAGAATCAGCCGTGGGGCAGCATCAAGCGGGAGATCCGCGAGCGATTCATCAAGCTGCGCGGCGAGGGCATGACGCTGGCTCAGGCGGTGAACCTGTCCGGCGGGAAGCTCAACGACGGCGAGGTGCTCGTCATCATGAACGGCGGCAAAGCCGAGATGCGCGTATATAACGCCCTCGAGGATGCCATGAACAAGTGGGAAGCGACAGTCAAGGCCGCCGACAAGACTGATTCTACAACGGAATGAGGTGAAAGACCACGGAGACAAACTGCGAGAACATTTACCGAAACGCAAGACGGACTGCGGGGCTCACGCAGGAACGCTGGGCCGAGCTGCTCGGGCTTTCGGTCGAGGCCGTGAGCCAGTACGAGCGCGGGACCATTCTCCCCTCGGATGAGGTGGTGCTGCGCATGGCCGAGGCCGCCGGGCAGCAGATCGTCTGCTACTGGCACCTGCTGAACAAATCGCGGGTGGCCGGGACGGTGCTGCCGGGCATTAAAAAACGCCCCCTTCCGGAGGCGGTGCTGAACCTGCTGGTGCAGGTGGAAGAGTTCCGGCGGTCCGGGCTTGAGGATCTCAAGCGGATCGCCGCGGACGGGAAGATCTCCGGCGCGGACGAGTCCATCGCCTACGCCGACGCGCTGGAGCAGATCCGGCTGATGGTAGAAGCCGCGTACGAGCTGCAGTACGCGGAAAAGTGACAGGAGGATGATGATCACGAAGATTTACACGAGTTTGCCAGGGATCCGGACGCGACGCCGGAGTCTCGGCCTGCGGGCGGCGCCGCTTGCGCAGACGCTGGGCGTGACGCGCTCGGCCTGGTGCCAGTGGGAGGCCGGGGCGACCATGCCGTCCGCGGCGTATCTGCCCGCGCTGGCGGAGCTGCTGCAGTGCAGCATTGAGGAGCTGTACAAGGACGAGGAGGAGACGCGGGCCGCCGAGGGCGTCGGCCCCTACGGAGAAGCGGAGGCGCAGGATGACGACGGCGCTGATTAAGAAACCGGAGGCGGCGGATCTCCTCGGCGTCTCGGTGAGGACGCTGGAGAAGATGATCGCCCGCGGGGCGATCCCCGCCTACAAGGTCGGACCGAAGATGGTCCGGCTCAGGCGCGAGGACATCGACGACTATCTCGAGAACCACCGGGCCGCGCCGGTGATCCGGTCTGTTGAAGTCGTGCGCCCCTGCCGGTATGTGCCGGGCATGAAGGTGGTGTGATATCCCCCAGTCGGCTTCGCCGACAGCCCCCTTTAGGCAAGGGGGCCAATGCGGAAGGGATTAAAAATGCCCTGCCGGGCGCGACCCCGGCAGGGCTGCAGTAAGGGCACAAGGCCCTGACCACGAAGACAAGAGTATTATATCACGGCCTTGTGATTTTGACAAGGAGTAAATCATGGAAGAGACCACGAAGACAGCGCCGGAAGAGGCAAAGCCCGCCTTCTGGGCAGTGCTGCCCGCGGCGGTGCGCTACGACGAGGAACTGCCGCCGAACGCAAAGCTCCTGTACGCGGAGATCAGCAGCCTCACCGACCGGTGCGGCTACTGCTACGCATCCAACGAGTATTTCATGCGGCTGTACAGCCTGAGCGAGAGGACGGTCCGCCGGCTGATCTCAGAGCTTGCCCGGCTGGGCTATATCAGCATCGCGGACGGCAGCGGCGGCAAGGACCGTCGGAAGATTTTTGCGGGTGTCAATCCGCTTGCGCATAACCAGGACAAAAATGTCCGGGAACCCGGACAAAATTTGCCGGGTAACCCGGACAAAAATGTCCCCCATAACAAGAAAGAGAACAAGAAAGAGAACAATCCCCCCAAAGCCCCCCAGGGGGCCGGTGCCTCAGCCGCCGATGAGCAGGATGGGCACTGGAAACCCGAACGCTTCGAGGCGTTTTGGAGATATTACCCCGCGATCCCGGACGGAAACGGGCGCGGGAGACGACCCGCAAAGGATCGCGCCGTGAGGGCCTGGGACAAACTCAGACCGGACGACGCGACCATCGCCGCCATGGGTGCGGCGCTGCGGAGACAAAAAGCAAGCAGACAATGGCAGGACGGCGTCGGGATCCCCTACGCCTCCACCTGGCTCAACGCCAGGCGCTGGGAAGAGGAAACCATAGACCTTCCCTCACCTGCCGCGCAGCAGGCCGCAGCGCGTGAGGAGGCGATCGAATGGGAGAACTGACCCGGCAGGGCGAGGTCCTCAACCGCTGGACGCAGGCCCAGGGCGCCGTGATCGGCGCGATGATGCTCGACGAGCGCTGCCTCGGCGACGTGTTCCAGGCCACAACGGCGGAGATGTTCTCCGACTCGACGCTGCGGCACATCTACGAGGCCGCCCGGCAGCTCTGGCTGGAGCACCGGCCGGTGGACCCCGTGACCGTCGCGGACGCCTGCGGCGGCTTTGGGAAGGCCTACGTGGAGACGATCACAGAGGCGCTGCGTCTGACGCCGACGGCGGCAAACGTCCTGGAGTACGCGGAGATCTGCCGCCAGGGCCTGCTGATGAGCCGGTACCGCGAGGCGGCCTATGAGCTCCTGGACGCGCCGACGGCGGAAGCGTGCACCGAGATCTGGAACCGACTGGGAAAAGAGCTGATGGGCGCCAAAAAGGTGCGCAGCGTGACGCTGCAGGAGGCGATCGGACGCTATCTCGACCGCATGAACGACGACACCCCGCCGGACACGATCAGCCTCGGCATCAAGCAGCTGGACAAACTGCTGCACATCGGGCGCGGAAAGTTTGTGATTCTTGCCGCCGACAGCTCCAGCGGCAAGACGGCGCTCGCGCTGCAGTTTGCGTACCATATTGCCGACAGCGGCAAAAAGGTCGGGTTTTTCTCGCTGGAGACCGACAACGACACCCTCACTGACCGGCTCATGGCGGAAACGCAGGTTGCCGGGATCTCGCTGCCGCGCACCAAGGCCAAGGCCCTCAGCTCCGCCGACTACAACCGGGCGACCAACGCCGGGATGCACAGCGCGAAGGTAAATCTTGATCTCATCGACAACTGCGAGACCGTCGATGAGATCCGGGCCGTGACCATCCAGAAGAGCTATGACGTGATCCTGGTGGACTACCTGCAGCTCATCGACGAGCCCGGGGAAAAGCGCTGGGACACGGTGACGAAGATCTCCATGGGCCTGCACCGCATGGCCCAGACCCTGGGTGTGACGGTGATCGGCCTAAGCCAGGTGACGCCGCCCGACAAGTCCGGCCAGAAGCACCTGACCATGGACGACTTGAGAGAGAGCCGGCAGCTCAAGCACGACGCCGACGTGATCCTCATCCTGGAGCCTCTTGACGAGTACCCCAACGGGCGCTCGCTCACGATCGCGAAGAACAAGGACGGGAGGCGAAACCGGGGCATGAAGCTGGACTTTGACCCGGAGCACATGAGCTTCAGCTACCACCGGCGCGTGGGCGGCGGGGAGGCCTCCGACGACGCGAGCCGAGGCCCTGCGCTTTATGATCTGCCGGAGGGCGAGGGAGGTGATCTTCCGTTTTGAGCTGCCCTTATGAAGTCGGGGACAAGTTCCGGTTTAAACCGGCCCCGTATGTCGACTCTCCCAAGGGCTTCGGCGCGATGCTGGACGTGACGGTGCTGGGCACCGTGGTGCAGATCCACGAGGCCCACCGCTGGTACCGCGCGAGCTACGACACGCCCATGGGCGTGCAGCATGAGACATTCAAGTTTTGACACCTCATCCGGCCCTTTGGGCCACCTTCCCCTCAAGGGGAAGGCAAAAAGGAAACGATCAAAAGAAAGGACCACGAAGACATGCGAACCATTGCGATTGCAAACTTTAAAGGCGGGGTCGGGAAGACCGTCACCGCCGTGAACCTCGCCGCGATTTTGGCGAGGGACGGGAAACGAGTGCTGCTCATCGACGCCGACGCGCAGCACAACGCTTCCGACTTTTTCTGCCCCGACTGGGAGGGACAGACCCTGACCGACGTGCTGACCGGGAAGGCCGACCCGTACCTCGAGAATGTGCTGGCCGACACGGCCTACGAGAATCTGCAGATGCTGTGCTCGGACATGGGGCTTCTCCGGCTGGATCTGGCCGCGATGCTCAGCGGCTCCGAGTACGCAGCAGGCGGACCGGAGAAAAGCCTGTTCGACTTCCTGCTGGCCGCAAAGGAGGACGGCTTCGCGCACGTCATCATCGACTGCCCGCCGAGCTTCACAGCTTCCAGCGTGGCGGCGCTCATCAATGCCGACGAGGTGATCCTCCCCGTCAAGGCTGACGCCTTCTCCCGGCAGGGCGCGCTCGAGATGATCTACCAGGCGAAGGGCCTGCGCTATTACAACATCGCGCCGCGCTTTAGGGTGCTGGCCACGATGGCCAACCGGACGCGGCTCAGCCGTCAGATCGTCGACCAGCTCAGGGCCGACGGGCTCGATGTGTGCGAGACCGTTATCCACGACAGCGTGTGCTGCGGCGAGTCGACCTACACGCGCGTGCCGCTGTACGAGTACGCGCCCGGCTCCCGCGTCGCGCAGGACTACGAGAAGCTTGCGTACGAGATCTTCGGGCAGCGGGCCGCCGAGGGCGTCGGCCCCTACAGGGAGGTGGCCGGGGATGAATGAATTTGTCTTCCCGAGATACATCAAGCGCGAGGACGCGCAGAAAGTCCTCTGCGGCTGGTGTGGAATCTGCCAGAACCCGACACTGGAAGACCTCGAAAAATGCGACGACATCTGCCCGCAGTTTGCGCAGATCCCCAACGGAGACGTGCGGCCGGTGGTGCGGGGCGAATGGAAAGAAACGCTTTACGGATGGGAATGCACGGCTTGCGGAGAAGAACAGCAGTATGCACGGCAACTTAAATTCTGCCCCAGCTGCGGCGCGGACATGAGAGGCGGTGACGGCGATGAGTAAGCGCGCGTTTGACCTCGGGGCGGAGCTCCGGAAGGCCGGCGGGCCCACTGTGGACACGCGGGAAGTGATCGAGTACATCCCGATCGACCGCATCGATCCGGATCCGGAGAACTTCTACAGTCTGGAGGGCATCGACGAGCTCGCCGGGAGCATTGAACTCGTGGGCCTGCAGCAGCCGCTGCGCGTGCGCGACGGCGAGCGCGGGCATGTGACCGTCGTGTCCGGCCACCGGCGCCGCGCCGCCATCATGTTCATCCAGGACGGCGGCAGCGACATGTTCAAGGGCGGCGTCCCCTGCATCCGGGAAAAGCCGGAGTCGCTGCCGGAGATGCAGAAATTGAAACTGATTTTTGCAAATTCCCAGACCCGTGTCATGAGCGCGCCGGAAATGAGCATGCAGGCTGTGGAAACCCGTGATCTGATCGCGGCCCTGCGGGAAAAGGGCTTTGAATTTCAGGGCCGGACGCGGGAGCTGGTGGCTTCGGTGCTGCAAACCAGCGACTCCCGTGTCGGACGGCTCACCGCCATCCGTGAGCGGCTGGTGCCGTCGCTGCTCACTGTCTTTGACCGGGGGCAGCTCGGGGAGAGCGTGGCATATCGCCTCTGCCTTGAGGAAAGCGATGTGCAGCGCGAGCTTTCCGCCAAGCTCGGCCCCGCCGTGCAGGAGCTGACCAAAGACACGGTGGAGAAGGTGATCGAGCAGGCGAAGCGGCCGAGGGAGCCGGAGCCCGCATCGGATGCCGACGGCGAGGACGGCGGGGCACCGGACACCTCATCCGGCGCTGACGCGCCACCTTCCCCTCAAGGGGAAGGCAGGAAGATCCCGGTGAGCGATTTCAAGACCATCGACGCGCTGAAAAAATACCTCGACGAGCGCGCGGACGAGGACGCGCGCTTTTGGAAGTACATGCAGGAGGCCGCGGACGACCTCATCAAGCACAGCTTCGCAGCCGGTGCGCTGCCGAGCCGCAAGGACAACATCGACATGCTGCGGCTCGACTGCAGGAATGCCGGCGTCGCCGGATATGCCGCCGACTGGGAAGGCAGCAATAAAGGAATCACTTTGCAAAGCCTCAGCAGAACGAAAGCAATCTTTCGCACTTGGACGGATGCATACGACGCGCTGGCTGCCATCGCCATCACCCGCTGGCGCTCGGTGATCTGCGAAGAGCGCAAGCCGAAACGCAAGGCGTCGGAGATCCCGCCGGTGTTTGTTCCGATCATCTGCCCAGAGTGGCGCACCGGGGAGCCGCCCAGAGACGGGCGCTATCTGTGCAAGCTTGACCTGGGATTGAACAAACCTACAGAACAGAGCTGCGAGTATAAAGACGGTGCGTGGACTGCTTATGGCCGACCGGTGGCCGACGTGGGCGAAGTGGTCGGCTGGTGGCCGCTGCCGGATCGGGGGTGATGGCCATGACCATCTTCCCCTGTCGGCGCTGCGGCGGCGTGCCGGCGGTCACCTGCAACCAGGCGTCGATCACGCTCACTGAGGCGGTCATTCTCCATAAGTGCAGCAATGGGCGACGGTACTTATACCGTTTCAAAGATTGCGACAAGACCGAGGCCACCGACGGCGTTATCTACCACTGGAACGAGGCCGAGGCCGGAGACAATCCTCGCTGGTGGCCGGAGCGGTATGATTATCTGCACGATGTCTGGAAACGCAGCGAAGGGAGGCCCCGGAATGAAGAAAAATCCGCGCAGCCGCCCGGCGACGCAGGCCGACGTGGAGCGCGCCCGGCGGGAGGGCCAGGTGGAGGGCCTGCGCCTGTGCGAGGCGCTGTACCTGCTGACCCTCTGCGACAAACACCCGGATGTTGACGCCAACACCGTCCGGGCCGAGGTCGGCGAGCTTGCAAAATCCACCGACGCGCGGTACATGACCGCCGCCGACGTACGCCAAACGCTCCGCGAGGAGTACGGCATCGACCTTATGCCCGGGCCGTCCAGAGCCATCGCCCACGGTTTGAGGTGACGCCATGCGAGCCAAGCGCAAAAGCTACCGGGACGAGGAGTATGACCGGCTCCGCCGTCTCAATCTCTGCACCCGCTGCAAGTGCCAGGACGAACGGACACGAAACGGCGGCGCGCTCTGCGCCCGCTACCTCATGGAAAAACGCAAAAAGAAGAACGAAGGAGGCCAAACAAAATTATGCTTGTGAAAATCGGGGATTGCTTTGTCGATCCCGTACAGATCCAGGTCGTGCGCGACATGTTCGTACCGGCGCTGGATGAGACGCCGACCGTGGAGATCATCCTCGCAAACGGCGAGTGCTTCGAGGCACAGGCCGCCATGGACGAGGTCGAGGCCGCACTCATCGACGCGGGCATCATCGAAAACCCGTACCTGGAGGAGGCGATCGAGGCGCCGGCGCTGAGCGACAACGAGCGGATCGAGCTCGAGGCCCTCGACGCGCAGGGCTTCGAGTACCTCGCCCGCGATGTCGACGGGAAGCTCTACGCGTACAAATGCGCGCCCGGCCGCGAGGACGGCTACTATTTCTCGCCCGGCTGCCAGCAGCCCGAGCCCGTCGCCGGAGACTTCCTCTGCGTCGACGCCGACGAGGCCTGGAGCATCAGCTTCCTGCTCGGCGAATGAAAAAGATCCAGCGGATCACCGCCGGGGACATCGTCTGGGAGACCGAGCTGCCGCTGCGCGACAACCAGAACGCGCAGCGGCCCCGCGCCCCGAAGCGTCTGAGCGTCGCCGAGGCCCAGCGCAACGCCAACCAGCGCCGGAGCTGTCAGCAGCTCGAGATGCTCCTCGCCGCAAACTTCCCGACTCCCGGCAGCGCGGTGGTCGGCGTCGGCACCTTCGACGACGACCACCTGCCCTGCAGCCGTCAGGAAACGCTCACGCGCTTCAATTACTTCCGCAACATCAAACTCAGGCACGAGCGCGAGCTGCTCGGCCTGCCGCCGCCGATCGTGATCTGGGCGCCGGAGATCCTCACCAGCCAGGACAACCGGTGGCACGTGCATTTTGTCATCGACGCCACCGGGCGCGATTACAAGATGCTCAAGCGGCTGTGGATCTACGGCAGGATCACCGACTTCAAACCACTGCGCGTGGACGAGCACAAAAATCACGCGAGCCTCGCCCACTATCTCTCCAAAGAGCTGCGCGACGTGCAGGACTACAAAAGCAAGCCCGGTCTCCGGAGCTGGTCCTGCTCCCGCAACGCCAAACGCCCCGAAGTCGACGTCATGATCGTCGACGAAAGCTACCGGCTCTTCGTGCCGCCGGGCTGCCTCCTCCTCGACGAGGAACCGGCCGTCACCGGCTGCGAGGGCCACACGATCAAGTACCGCACGGCGCGGTAAACTTTCTTTTGTAGGTTTTCTTTCTCCGCTTGAAATTAGTATTAACAGGAGGTAAAACACCTTGCGCACGGCTCAAAAATCAGGTATACTGCGCTTAGAAGAAAACGCGATCATTTGCCCGACCTGCAGACACAAGATCCGCGGCGTGCGCTTGCCGCCCGACAGCGCGATGCGCGGCGTGGAGATCCTCTGCAACAGCTGCGGCACCAGGATGACCGTCAATATCGATCCGACCAGCGCCACCTACTCCGGCCAGCGTCATTGACGAACGAAAACCGTTCGACGATGACGCTGGCTTTTTTATTCGCCCATGTTCGACTACACGAGCAAGCGCTGGCTCCGGCTGCGCAAGGCCGTGCTGCGGGACGTGATCCGCCGCGACGGCGCGCCGATCTGCCAGTACCTCAAACGCTACGGCCGGCGCGTCGAGGCAACGCATGTGCACCACATCTGGCCGGCCGAGGATTACCCCGAGTACGCGTGGGAGCGCTGGAACCTGATCGCGCTGAGCCAGGAGGCGCACAACATGATGCACGATCGGACGACCGGGAAGCTCACGGCGGCCGGTGAAGCGCTTCGGCGCCGGACCAAACCGCCGCGCGGCGCGGTCAAGTGATCCCCCCTCCCCCTCGGCCCTCGCGTTTTTCTCCTCGGCGACCGGAGGGTGCAGGTATTTACACACGCAGGGAAAATTTTGGGCGGCGAGATTTTGCGAGGACCGGAGATATAAAAATCAAAGACTTTTCGCGCGGCGCGCGGGCCGCGGACACGAACCGCCCGCGCAGGCCGCGGACATGACCGCGGAACGGCAATGCCAGGAGGGATGGACATGACCAGGGAGCAGATGTACACCGCCCAGCTCAAGCAGCTGGGAATCTGGGAAGCGGCGTTCGCCCCTTTGGTCAAGGAGCTCTCCCAGGCCGAACGGCGGCGGCAGCGGGCTCAGAACGAATGGAGCGCCGAGGCGAAGGCCAAGGCCGAAGCCAGCGGCGAAGATCCGAAGAAGGCGAAGCCCGACTTTGGCTCCCCTCTCTGGCCTGTCATTGACGGGCTTGACAAAAAGATCCTTGCCTATCGCGAGGCGATGGGGCTCACGCCCAAGAGCCTGCGGCGGCTGCGGGGCGCGGTGCCGGAGGCCCCGGCGAAGGACGGAGGGATCTCCGCCAAGCTCGACGCGCTGCTCGCCCAGGCCGAGAGCTACGACGTGGACAGCCTGATCCGGCACGATGAGGCCGGGCAGCCGGTCTCAGGTTTGCCGGGCTCTGCGCTCGGAGACAACGGGCCCACAGTGGGCACCGGCGACACCTCATCCGCCCCTTTGGGCCACCTTCCCTTCGAGGGGAAGGCAGACGGCGAAACCGGAGGCGGGGATGAGTAACGCGCCGCACCTCGACATCGCGCTGCGATATGCCCGCGACACCTGGGACGACCACGGCATCGAGGAGCTGCAGCGCCTGGGCGCGCGGCGATTCCTGGACGATCTGGACACCGGGCGCTGGGACTTCAAGGCCGCGCTGCCGGAGTTCTGCATCTCGATCATGACCGGGCTTTTTACCTTTGCCCAGGCGGAGCGCCTTGACGGCACGCCGCTGCGCGGCAAGCCCTTCGAGCTCATGCCATGGCACGTATTCACGACGTACAACGTGTGCGGCTTTTACCTGCCGGGTACCCAAATCCGGCGCTTCACCGAGGCGGACCTCATGCTGCCGCGAAAGAGCGTCAAAACGACCTTCGGGCGCGGGCTCAACATGAGCCTCGCGATGTACTACCGGATGAGCGGCGTGAAGACGATCACGGTAGCCGGATCGCTCAAGCAGGCGATGGAGGGCTTTAACTGGATCAAATACAACTTCACCCAGCTCGGCCTTGTGGCGGACAATAACCCGCCCGGCAAGCTCCGCATGCTGGACAGTTCCCTCGGGCACCGGATCGAGGGCGAGTTCTGGGGCGGCCACATCATCGTCGACACTTTGGCCTTCAAGCCGGATCTCTTCGACTCGTTCAACGCGCAGTTTGTGCATCTGGACGAGCTGGAGCTTTATAAAAACGCGATTCCCTACACCCGTCTGCGCGACTCCATGAAGGGCTTCACCAACAAGCTGCTGCTGACGACCTTCACCGCCGGAGACGACGGCGTAGGCTTTGCGGCCCAGCACCGAAACTACATGGAGGGCGTGCTGCGCGGGACCGTGACCGGACCGGCAGCGGACCGGACCTTTGTCCTCCTGGCACAGTGCCCCGATCAGATCGGCGGCGTGCCCTACACGGACCCGAAGGTCTTCACCATGCCGGAGCTGCACCGGGCGGCAAATCCGGCGTACAACATCACGATCCGGCCGGAGGACATGATCGCAACGGCGGAGCAGGCCGCGCACAACCCGATGCTGCGCAATGAATTTTTTACCCGAAGCCTCAACCGTTTCGGAAGCAGTATCAAGGCGTGGTTTGATCTTGAAGAATTCCGGCGCAGCGACGAGCATTACCGCTGGACCCAGGAGGAGGTCGCGAAGATCATCCGGGCCTGGTTCGGCGGCGCGGATCTCTCCAAGCTGCACGACCTCACGGCTGCCGATCTTGTGGGCGAGATCCCGCAGAAGACGGCAGCGGAGTGGTGCAGGCGCTGGGCGAAGGCCGACGGCAGCGAGACAGCCTGGGAGCCGCCCGAGGATGTGCTTGTGATCCTCCCCCACTGCTGGTTCCCGGTAACGGCGGCCCAGGAAAAGGCCGACCATGACCAGATCCCTCTTTTCGGCTGGGAGGAGGACGGCTGGCTCGATATGCCGAACACGCCGAGCATGGACCCGACTGAGCCGGTCAAACAGTTCCTCGCGTGGAGGGATCGCGGCTTTAAGATCAAGCGCGTCGGCCATGACCGGAAATTCGCACGAGAATACTACACGGCCATGCGCAAAGCGGGCTTTCGCGTGAAAGACCAGCCGCAGTACGTTCAGCAAAAGTCGGAGGGCTTCCGACATATCGAGCACAAAGCGAAAAACGGCTGTTTGTATTACTTCAGCGCCGAGCCGTTTGAGTACTGTGTTTCCAACGTCAGCGCCACGGAGCTCTGGGACGACGTTGTTAAATACGAAAAGCTCGCCGAGCATGCCCGCATCGACGTCTTCGACGCGGCGGTCTTCGCCACGGTGCGCATGCTGATCGACACCGAGCGCTCCAGCGCCG